CTTGTTGCCATTATTTATTTCGTTTTATTGCGTTTTTAAATTCTTTCCAATTAGTAGGTGCTAAATATTTACCTTTAGCTATATTTATATCTTCGTCTTTAACATCCCAATCAGATGTTCCTAATAAATCTATTATCTCTCTTATCATATTATTTGTTTTATGGACACGGACAACTTATAGATGTAATTACTCCTAGTGGGTCTAAAACCATAACCATAAAACAACCACTATCGCAATAAGTGTCATCATTTGACGACCCTGATTGAGTGTATGTTCCTCCTGCGGCAGTAGAGTTTAATTCGTTATCAGTAAACATTGTGTCTCCTATTGATAAATCTTGTAATGTTCGAATAGATAAACTAAAATATAATGAGACAGAATTATTTTGATAAGAAACAACAGTAGAGTTAAAGTCAAGACCTACTACGTTTATTAATTCTAATGTAGCCTTACCAGTATTTATATTCATCTGTATCTTATTTATCTTATAACTTGTGCCTGATATAATTAGTTTGTCGTTTAATTGTAACTTAGTAACTAATTTTAAAGGTAATGTAGCTTGAAACTTAGATAATCTTGACTTTTGATTGTATATAGGTACTATATAGTTAAAGTAGTAATTGTTAAACAGGCTTTCTGTATTTATATTATCTACAAAAAACTCATCTCCTTCTTCTCCAAAATGAATTGACTGTAAATTAGTAGACGCAGTTTTTGTTAAAGTATTTGCTGGTCTTATATATTGGTCAAAATCATCGTCATTTGTGTTAAATATAACATAATTAGTAGTGTCTTGTTTTGTACAATAAAAAACTAGAGGTTTTCCAAGTGTTGGATTCTCATCTTTACTAACCATCCATCCCCATTGTACAGTAGTTCTGTCTGTGTCATCATTTTGGTCAGTCATTCTCTCATACATAAGATGTTCAAATCCTAACTTAACAGAATACGTTCCTCCATCAAATGCTAAAGGGTTGCTTATAGAATTAGACCTGTTACTAAGTCTTTCATTACCAAATTCATCATTAGTTATTTCATTACTGTTGACTATAGCAAAAGTAGAAGCTTGTTGATATTCAAAATCTATCTTAGAATATATGTTTGCTTTATCTACAGTATGTTTGTCAGCATGAATATATTGACTTACATCGTGACTTGTCCCTTCATCATAAAATTTGTCTAATGTTCTTACTTTAATTGTTTCTCCATCATAAAAAGCAGTTAGATTAAACATCTTAAATATAGATGTTAAAAAGTCTATAACTTTCATCTTAGGCATATTATCTACTATATTTATACCTGAAGAAACGCCTATAGCGTTACCTCCATTGTATGTATAGTTAGCAGTATAACCAGCAGAACCACCTGAGTTATCTACCTCATTGTATACTATATTAAAACTATTTACAGCTATTTGAGTTATACCTCCTTGTGTTCTTACTTTAAATATAGGGGTAAAAGTTTGTGTTCCTTCGCCACTTCCAAATTCCTTTTGTATCGTATAACTTCTAGTAACAGGTCCTCCTCCAGAATGCTCTGAAGTTCCTATTATTTCTCCTGACTCTCCATCAAATAACTCTAAAGTATATAGTCCTGTTCCAGTAGGAGTTACTTGTATTTGATAATTATAATAAATTTCTGTAATATCAGGTCCGTCAACCACAATAGAAGTAACTAAGTCTTTATTAGAATTACTTCTAGGGTCGTTTTGACCAGTAGGAGTTGTATTTATAAATAAATAATCATCTAAATCAAGTTTTCTTTCATTTATTGCTATTTGTGAAGATAAATCTCCTTTTTCTCTATGCAACCATAGATATAACTCATAGAATGAAGCATTAGACGTACTAAAGAAGTCGTTTGTTCCGTTTTTAGAGAATGTAATACCATATCTGTCTTCTATACCTAATATTATGTGATATAATCTAATTGCTGGTTTTAAGTCTATCATAGATAGTCCAGTAGGATGAGAGGTAGAACCGTTATGATGCCTTACATTTCTTGAAACAACCTCTTCTCTTAACTCAGGTCCATTGTCGTGAGTTGAATCCCAATAATAATGACTTTTACCACTTATAAAAGGATAACACAAGTCTCCTGCTGTTGTAGAGGATGTGTTAGTCACTAAAGTTTGACTAATTGGATGTAGGTTAAATCCGTCAGAAAACCCTGTATTTACGTTAGAAGAAGTATATATTTGATTAAATTTAGATAAATAAGAAGTATTATCTACAGCTAAGTTATCTAACTCATCATCGCCAAAAAGTAAGTTAAGATTTACTGTTTTACCATAAAATACAGCCTTATAAGCAAAAGCAACTCCGTTTTTCATGCTTACGCTATTTAAACTAAGGAATCCTTTCTTATAATCCTCTCCATTTATCTTTATTAAAGCTTCTTTCTTTACTCTAGCATCATAACCACCATCTATATCAAAATTATAGTAATGTTTAAAGATTAAGTTGTTAGGAGAACTAGCAGGTAAGCTAAATTGTTGTGTGAAGTCAGTAAATACCTTAGCGATGTCTCTAATATCCTGTATTGAGTTAGTTATGTTGATAGATTCTTCTGAAAAGATGTCTAATCGCTTATAAGTTACAGTTTCACCAAATCCTGCTGTATTTATATATATTTCTACTTCTCTACGCATATTATCTTACGTTGTTTATCTTATCAAATGCAAATTCTAGTTCTATTGTGTAATTTATTAGCTTATCATCTAATCTAGTCTTGAATGATAGGTTAGATGAGGTTAATCTAACTGGCAGAGTCTTTTCATTGTACTCTATCCATATTTTGTCGCTTAAAGACATCTGTCTAAATACTTCATTGTAAGATTCTGGATAGAATCCTGTATTTAAACTTAAAGTTTCTTTAGCATTAACGTGAAAAGTACTATATTGATGCTGATAAGTGTTATAAGAGCCATTATTTATTATATTTGACTTAAACATCTCATCTTTCTTAGTCATACTAAGATTACTTCTCTTAAAGAACCATATATCTTGATAAGCACCGAACTTATTAATAAACGTGACCTTGTAAGGAGTATATTTACACTCTTCTATATTATCTACTTTAATTATTGTTAAACCATCTACTGCTGATACATAAACTGTATCTACAGGATGTAACTCAAAGTCATCTTCAAATTGGTCAATACAAGCATTATCCTCAAATGTACCTCCATCTAACTCTACTCTTTCTTCAAAGCTATCTGCTCCATTAACACCATTGCTTACATAAACTACTTGGTCTTGTATTTTAAGACCAGTAGAAGGAAGCCAAGAATATACTTGTTGTCCTTGATAAAAGAAAGCTACCGAGTTAGTGTTTTCATTATCTACTGGTATTCTTATAGGAGCATCATCTTTTTTCAGTATAACATTATTAGATTGTAAGTAACCTTGCAATAATTGAGGATTCGCACCATCTTCAAAGTAGCCATATCCATAAAATGCCCTTACACCTAAAGTAATTTCTGCTACTGGAACACCAGTAGTTAAAGTTTTTGTAATTCTATAATCTACATACATTGTAGTGTAGTCTTCTGTAGCATCTGCATCACTTGGATATACTCCATTAAATGCTGCTGGTATATAGTCTTTTATTAACTCTGAAATCTCAAATGTTACTGATTCATCTATAGCTGTTGAGGTTAATGTGTATTGTGGATTAAGTGTCCAAGACGTATTTGCTGCTCCTCTGTATATTAATATCTCTATTGTAGCACTAATTAAATTTGTATCTTGTACGTTTACGAAATATGGACTTCTTACGTTTATTTTAGCCATTTGTTTTTATTTTATCAAATTCTTTTGTTAGCTCCTTATTAAATGCTTCTAATATAGCATCATCAAATTCATCTAATGTGTTGTTTATTGCTCTGTCTATAAAATTACTTCCTTTATATCCGAATCTTTTTATTATTCCTTCTCTAGCTATACTTCTGCTAATAAGAAATGATATCTTATTGTAATTATAATCTGTCTGTTTAAGGTATCTGCCAGTAGTATTGTCTCTAAGACGTATACCTTTGACTTTTAACCACTCTTTTATTCTATATCCGTTAGCTGGTCTACCTCCTTTACCAATACCTTCATCTATAGCTCCACCATAACCAGCCATAGTAACTGTTAAAGCGTTACCTACTGCTTTGCCTTTAATACTTCTTGACAAATTACCACTAGCTACAGTATCATCTGTATCTAACTGCTGCTGAAGTCTATCTACAACTTGGTCGCCTAGTCTTTTAAGTGCTATTGTTATAAAACTAGTGTCCATTAGCAGATACTTATATCATTTCTCATTATTATGTCTATATCAGCTCCCCATCCTACTAATTCATTCTCAAATCTGTCTTTAAATGGCTGAACAGAGATATTGTCGTCCACTTGTAGTAATTCTGTTCTTAAAGTACCTCTTTTTAGCTTAGAGTACACTAAATTGACTACTTGCAACTGTGTATTCATTATATCTTGTAAATTATCGTTGCCATAGAATAAATCATAGCTATAATCCTGTTTATTGTAGTCTAATATGTCTGCACATAGTACCTGAAGTGTAAAAGTGATAGTATTTGAGCTTATTACAGCATTTGAGATGTTTAAATGTGTTAAAGGGAATATATCTGTCTTATTTAGGTTAATTTCAGTAATATCTCCGAAACTAACACTATTAACGTGCTTATTTAATCTTAATTCGTCCTTTAACTTGTCTAATAAGTCATATACTTGTGTCATATCTATTTTTTATGTGCCTTTTTTATTAAAGCATTCTCTAAATTTGTTTTATCCTTTATATATTCCAAATACATCAAACAGGTGTGTATTGGAAGTCTGGTTGCTTCATCAATTCTAGCTGCATCTTCTTTAGCGATTGTAAATATTGATTGATACCAACCCCACTTTTGTCCAAAGTTCGCTTGAGCTGAGGTGGAACTCCCTCCTTCTTCAATACCTTCACTAAATAATCCACCGTATAACTCGGTAATTTTCTCCCTAAACGATAAAAAAAAACCATCGCACCTATTGCTACATTAACTGGCATATCCAACATTACATCTGAGTACTTATGACTACCTTCATAATCCATCACTCTATAAAACTCCTTCTTCTTAAAGATAACAGGTCTGAATAAGACAGCCATTGCTTTATGCATCTTCTGCCAATCAGATATATTATTATCTAAATCAATAAACTCTCCAAATGACATCTCATCTAACTTTGGTATAAAACCAAACTCAACGATAGTCTCATCTCCATACTCATCTTTAGCAGACATCTCAAATCTGTTAACTAAAGGTGTCTTTTCATCAAAACATCTATTTACTGTATCAATAGCAAAATCAAAGTTGTTTATAGGTACTTTAAAAGTATCTTCTATATCTAGGTTACAAAATATCTGTAACATCTTTGTCTTAATATACACCTCATCTTCCTTATCCCATTTATCTAACACTTTTAGATAATCCTGATACTGTCTTAATGTTATACCTTCTAACTTAGTAGGTACTTCTAACTTATATTCTTTTACCATACTATGATAACGAAATCCACTACTTTTTGTTTTAACAGTACAAAAAAACAAAAATAAAAAATATCGTTATCTATATAGACAGTTGCAAATCTGTATAAGTTGCTACACTTTAGGCATAAACTCCTATTGGTTCAGGTAACCTAAATCTCCTTGAGAATTGCGATACTAATCCCTTTGTTATTTTCGTAGACGCCCTAGTATCATTCAACTCAACGAGTACAGCTGCTAACAAGTTGTTTAGCTAACAACATTTAAAGTAACATATATAAAGAGGAGGGCGAATAAAACTCCATCAATACACCTTTTAAATACTCAACTCGTTTTAAAATTATATTTATATTTTTAGAATATGAGTTTTAGAATAATTCGTTTTTGTAATGAAATCATAAGAGTGGGCTACTTACCTCAGCAATCTCCGATTTACGTCAAATTACTATATAATTACATTAAAATAATATATTCTGAATCGTTTTAAGCTATGTTTAACAAAAGATATTTAAATAAAGGTATGTATGTATAGAGGAGGTAATAAAAGGCTCTTAAATGAGCTTAAATGAGGTTGTTCAAATATCACTATATATAATATCTCATTATCAAACAATTAAAAAATAAACGCAGTAAATAAAGCGTATAAAAAAAAGGGCTAAAACCTAAGTTTTAAACCCTCTTTCGACTAACCAAAACAAATTATTTTACATCTCTTTTAATTCTTCTTTTATATTATTTAAATACATTTTTTGCATCTTTTTATTTTGTTTTACTACTTGATTAATTATAAATGGTAAGTCTTTAAATAAGCTGTCTGTATTCCAGACTAACCATCTTTCATTTTTTCCAACATCACCAAAACTT